AAAAAATATATTATCATGGAGTTTGAATGTGACGACAAAGCCGAAAAAGACCTATACGAAATCGGAATGGAAATGCTCGCAAACGACAAGGAGGCGGTCATCAATTATGTGATTGTGAAGGCATTGAAATACACGGCAGAATTTAAAAAGGCCAAGTGCAAGAAATAACCCTGCAAGACCCATTCGGACAAGCCCTAGCAAAATATAGCGAGGGGCTTTCCCTTGGTGTTGAAATAGGCGGAGGAACCGGGGATGGCTCCACGCAATGCATAAGAACAAGGGAGTTATTTAGCTTAGAAATTCATCCAGACCGCATAGGCCGACACAAATACAATCTAGACTCAAGGCAGGGGGGTATCGCCGTTAATTGGCTTTCAAGCAATCCGATGCTTTGGATGAGCGTAAAAGATGTCGAGGATTTTTATAGAACCACCCAAACCAATCTAAACCTATACCCACTTGAGCAAGTTATCGAATGGCATAAAGAAGAATTTAGGGTGGCGGCTCAATATACATGGGGGCATCCAACTATTAAAGATGAGGCAGGCTTTTTACTTTTGGACGGCGGAGAATTTTCTGGCAGGGCAGATTTTATGATTTGGTTCCCAAAGGTTAAAGAGGGCGGAATCATCGCCCTAGACGATATAAACGCCGCAAAAAATTATGGTAATTATAATTGGCTAAAAACAGCGGGGCATCCTGTTTTATGGGAGGAACCATCTTGGAGGAATGGGTGCGCCATTTTTAGGAAATGATTGTCTTTTCAAATCCTCCATGGTGGGAGAATAATGTTTGTGGGGTTAGGGCTGGCTCTCGCTGGCCGCACACTTACCCAGCCCAATTCAACCGCCCCGATAATTTCCAATTCGGGGAATATATTCCTTTCCCATTTTTTATGGGATACGCCACAAGTTACGCAAGGAAGGCCGGACACAAGGCCGAGCTTCGGGACTCCATTGCCCTTAGAGAATCCTATCAGTCCTATTTTGCGTGGCTTAAAAAAACAGACCCGGAATTTCTTGTCATTGAAACCGCCACGCCAAGCTGGGCGCATGATCAAAAAGTCATCCAAGAAATCAAAAGGATTCTTCCCGACATAAAGATAATCCTAACAGGAACAATCTCGGCGGTGTCTCCACAAGAAATTATTGAAAAGAATGGAGTTTTTGCCGTGGTTAAGGGCGAATATGAAAAAGGGGTTTTAAGGGCAGTCGAAAAAGGCGGGGTGATTGAAGCCGAGCTTTTAAGCCAAAAGGAAATGAACGAAGCTCCCTTTCCAGAATACCCCATAGAATGCTGGGATTACTACTGCGATCATCAACCAAGGGGACAGATTTTTCCCCACGCTCAAGTCTGGGCATCGAGAGGTTGCCCATTTAAGTGCATATTTTGTGTTTGGCCTGCGGCCATGACCGGGAATGACCCAGATGGGAAAGGCAAAAGAACCGTCCGCTATTACACGCCAGAATATATGGAGAGCTTCTTGGGCCATCTCATCAAAAGATTCCCATTCAAAAGCATCTATTTTGATGATGATACCTTTAACCTTGGGAATAAACACACCCTAGAAATGTGCGAGATTATGGGCAAGATAGGACTTCCTTGGTCGGCCATGTGCAGGGCGGATACCATCCCGATTGAGACTTGGAAAATTATGAAGGATTCTGGATGCTTTGGGGTAAAACTAGGATTCGAGTCTGGGAGCCAATATGTTGTGGATCATATCGTGAACAAGCATCTTAATCTTGATGAGGGAGCAGGAGTTGTTCGGCATCTTAAAGAAATTGGAATGACTGTTCATGGCACATTCACGGTCGGGCTTCCCGGCGAAACGGCAGAACAAAGACAGGAAACAATCAAATTCATCAAAAACCTTCCGTTCGACTCTTATCAATTATCCGGCACAGCGGAAATCGAGGGAACCCCGTTGGCGACCCTTCGCAAAGAAGGGCATCTTGAAAAATACGATGGGGCAAAAATTGATGATTCCTATATTCTCGAATCGGATGGGCATAAGAAGTTTAAGGCATTGGTACAAGAATTAAAGGCATCTTGAAAACCGCAGTCCTTGTTTCTGGTCAGATGCGGAGCCTAGACAAAACCGCAGAACAATTAAAAAGCCTATACCCAGGGGCATCGTGGATAATCCACGCCGCAAAAGATGATGATGCCGAAAAAGCCTTTCTTCCAAAACCCAACATCCTTGTAATAGAGGAACAGCCCTATATCGAGGAGAAAAGGGAGTACGCTTGGCAGATTGGCCGAGGGTGCCACGGCATCCAAAGCGTTCTTCGCCAGCTTTGGGCAATGCAAAGAGTTTGGCAAATTTTCATCAACAGCGGGATTGAGGCAGATTGCGTTGTTAGATTAAGGCCGGATTTGGTTTTCAGAACACCGCCAGAATCTCCCAAAGATGATGCAATTTATATCCCCAAGTTTTGCAACTATTGGGGCTATAATGACCGTTTCGCCTTTGGGAAAAAATGCTGGATGGAAACATATTTTAAAAGATATTCAAGACTAGGCGAATACATTTCAAGGGGAGGGATTTTTCACCCAGAATCATTTTTGGCCTATGCCCTGCAAGGCATACCGATAAAAAGAACTTGCGCTCTTTTCGATACGCTCAGGAAGGACGGCTCTCTGGATGTTTCGGTTGCAAAAGAAGAGTGGGGGGATATATGCTAACTATCTTCACCATCGTTCTCAATGGCTCTCCCTATATTCAAAGGCATCTTGAGATATTTGAAAAACTAAAGATTCCTTGGCAATGGAGGATTGTCGAAGGGGTTAGCAATCCAAGGAACTGCACAAGATGGTGCAGGGAGATTCCCCCCAAATGGCACAAGAACTTCGTTTCAATAGATGGAACGCACGAATATCTAAAAGGGCTAAACCATCCGAATGTTTTGTCGATGAGCCAAAACGCACCCTGGAACGGCAAGATTGAGATGATCCAAAAAGCCTTGGTAGGAGTGAATGACGGAGTTGTGATGGAGATTGATGCCGATGAGTTTTGGACTTCAGAGCAGATAGAAAGAATCTATGAGCTTTTAAAAGACAGAACAGCGGGGGTTACGGCTCAATTTCATTGCAATTATTATATTGGAAAAAAGGTTGTGGTTTCACGCTCTGGGCTAGGCTCTTATCCTTATGAGTGGTATAGAGCGTGGAAATGGGGCGAAGGAATCCACTTTACCAGCCATGAACCCCCCTTAATTAACTCCCAGCCAGCACGGATTCCGAGGGGGTTCACCGAGGAGCTTGGCCTTGTGTTTGACCACTTCGCCTACTCTTTGCCAAAACAAGTCGAATTTAAGGAGCAGTTTTACGGCTATACAGGACTACTGAAATCTTGGGAGGATTTACAAAAGACCATCGGCCCGGTTCGCCTAAATAGATTTTTCACCCATATTCAAGACAGGACGATCGTGGACGATGCAACCTAAAACAATCAAATACAGCCAGAGATTAGGCGACATTATCCGATGCCTTCCGGCTTGCGAATATCTGCACAGCCAAGGCCATGAGGTTTTCTTTGATTGCCTTGCCCAATACCAAGAAGTGTTTGAAATGGTATCCTATGTGAAGGCAGGGCATAACCAAGGGGAGGTGATTGATTTGGAGATTTGGCCTAACCGCTATGTTGAGTATAGGTCAAGCGGCAAGACTTGGACGGAGTTTGTCTATTCCCATCCCTCAATCCAAAAAGCAAATGCGTTGAATATCAATTTTGATAAGCTGGACGAACAAAAAGCCCAAGGGCTTCCAGGCGAATACAATTTAGTTGCTCCTTTCGGAATCTCCCAAGGCCATAAAAGAAACCCCTTGGAGATTATTGTCGAGGCAAGAAAGAAGCTTGGGGAAAAGAACTTCTTTGTGCTATGCCCAGAAGGGACAAAAATCAACGGCTTGGAATGTTATACCGCCCCATCAATTCCAGAAATGGCTAGGGCGATAAGGGGAGCCAAGGAATTATGGTGCATAGACTCAAGCCCAATGGTCATTGCAAGGGCGGTTAGAAAAGACAAAAAAGTTATGTATTTCCCGCAAACCCTAGAGCCTTACAACAAGGATAACAACGAAATCTGGGATACCGTGGAACTAGGCTAGATTGACAAGGTGACAAAGCCCTTGGGATATGGCTGGGGCTATTTCCACTTCCTTTTTTACTGCCGACCTTCGGCAGATGATTAACGACCTTTATACCACGGTCACAGGATTAGGCTCCAACGCAGTCTCGGCCTCAGTCACAGACTTGGCTTATGCAACTGATTTGGAGGTTGGCGGCGAGGTCATTCGAGTATCGCAGAGCTTGGTTGTGGATGCGACAGCGGTATCCGTTCCCACGATTGGCAATGTAATAACGATTGGTGGGGCTGGGAGGATGATTGCAAACTTTAGCACTTCCCCAGACGGCCTTTCCTACACCATAGACATAGCCGACCAAACGACCTAAATGAGCGTTGGCATCGAAAGGCAGTTAGAGGACAGCCTTGCCTCTGCCATTAGTGTTAGCGGGGTCAATGTCTATAAAAGCGATTATGATGGGGATAGGCTTTTACCATCCTTGGTTATCCAAGTTGGCATAGGCTCAGAGGAACTTGTTCCCTTTTCTGGGGTGTTCAAATGCCCCGCAACTTTAACCTATTCCGCTAGGGCAGATGAAACAACCAGAGCAACCCTAGATACAAAATGGTATGCCATTCTGCAAACATTCTACCAAGACCCATCTATCGAGAGCATCCTAACAACCGCCACTCTTGAGGTCTTCCAATGCAAGGTGACTAACGAATCGCCGGGAATCATCACGGATAGGCGAATTTGGAATAAAACGACCAACCTTGAGATTACTTGCACCTCCAAATGACCTCACCCCAATTCATCGTAGAAGACGCTTTGGCGGGGCTTTTAACGCCAATAACAGGGCTTAATGTCTATGTTTCAAATAGGCGAGGGGCGAGATTCTTCCCTTATGTCACAATTAGGGCGCAGATTGGGAGCCAACTTATTGTTCCCGCTTCTGGGGTGTTTGAGATTCCAGTAGAGTTAAGTTATTCAGATTCAGCAGTTAGGACAAATCAAACCACCTTTGAATCTAACTACTTTGAGATTTTCGCGGCTCTCTACGAAGAATCAGAAACCTTGGCCTCTAGGATTGAGGGGGAAACCACGCTTCTTAAGGTTTATATGGCGAGGATTACCAACCAAACTCCAACCATCAGAACAGATAAAAGGGCTTGGGTAAGAGGACTAAATCTATCAATTATTGGAACAAGGCTATTTCCTTCTGGTGCTTATATTGCCGCCCTACAATTCAACGATCATCGCAATTCTCAATATCTTGGGGCAATTTAACAAGAAAGGTAGAATCAAATGGCTCTTTCAGTTTTAGACGGGAATCAATCCGCAACCACGCTTTCCTCGGTAGTCACGGGCGGGGAGCATATCGTAGCCCATAGCGTTGTTTGCTTCGGCTCAACAGCCATCTCTAATATAACAAATGCCGTAAGTGGAAGTGTTATTTCCATCTCAAACTTCCCCGCCACCCAGGTCGTCAGCGTTTCCAATTTCCCGGCCAGTTCCACCGTGACGGTGGGCAACACATTCATAGCTGAAAGCGGAACTGGTGCTCCGGCTTTTGCAGTTGGAATTGGCTACAATACAGAAAACAACACCGAATTTTTAGCTGTCAATGATACGGGCAACAATTTTCCGGTAGCCGTAAAAAACTCCATTACCATCGGCTCTCTCCCAGCCA